GATTTATCTAGACGGCAAAGTCGTAGGCTATAGTATAACGGGCTCAGTCGATCAAAACATGGGAATTATAACTTCACGCAAAGGGAGATACGGAATATGAGAGAAGATGTAAGATTTAAAATCAATAATGATGATTTTTTGTTAAGCGATTATCATTTGTGTGTTGAATCATATTCTATTGGTATCCCCGAGGTTAAGAGCTTTTTTCAAGAGATACCGTATTCTAATGTTGTTTATGACTATACAGAATATTTTGGAAGTCCTACATATAGCCAACGCACAATAACTATAAATTGCAAACTAATGAAATCGACACCGTGCTGGCAAAAAATAATGCAAAAAGTTCTTGAGCTCATGCACGGTCAAAGAGGTACGTTCAGTTTCGCAAGCGATAGTGAGTGGTATTATAATGGGAGAATTTCTATTGATACGGATGATCATGATAATTGGAATTTTGCTACCGTTACATTATCGATAATTTGTAATCCGTTAAAAACGAACATGGAGGGGGCGAGCAAACTTTGAAATTAAAATTAATGTGCGATGCCGATATATTGTTTGACAGTACGACAAATATGTATAAAGCTATGTCAATCGATTTAACTGAACAAGTTAATACAACTAATACATTGGTGTTTGCTCTCCCGCCTTTTAATCCTAATTATGATAAACCGCAAAAAATGACGTCTGTAATCGAATTATATAGAAATGATGCCCTTGTGTTTGAGGGGCGGGTGCTGTATACCGATGATGATATTTTGGGCAATAGAACATTTACTTGCGAGGGTTCTTTAGCTTATTTCCTTGACAGTATAGTAAGACCTAATACAACGCAGGATACAACTATCCGCGATTATCTTCAAGGTCTTTTAAATCAGCATAACGCACAAGTTGAAGAACAAAAGCGATTTACACTTGGAATTGTTAATGTTACCAATACAACTGACAATGTATATCGTATAGACAATGATTATTCAAATACATTAACAGTAATGCAAGAAAAATTAGTTAACCGTTTAGGCGGATATTTAAGGGTTAGAAAAGAAAACAACGTAAGATATCTTGATTACTTGGAAGAGTATGGAACAACATCAAATCAAACTATAGAATTTCAAAAAAATATATTAGATTTGTCACAGCGTATATCTGCGGAAAATGTAATAACCGCGCTAATACCTTTAGGTGTTAAAAATGAAGAAACGGGGTTACCGCTAACGATTGAAAGCGTGAATGACGGTAAAGATTATTTAGTAAATGAAACTGCCGTAAGCCTATTTGGCTATATATACGGTAAGAACGAGTGGGAAGATGTTACATTACCCGAAAACCTAAAAACAAAGGGAGAAGCCTTTTTACAGGAAAATATAAAAGCTTCGTGGAGCATAGAAGTAAATGCCACTGATTTATCGATGCTAGACGTATCGATTGATACATTGGATTTGGGAATGAGTGTTCCAGTCATATCCGTACCGCATAAATTAGACGAAAATTTTACAATTAAGAAAAAAGAAACTAAATATCTGCAACCGCAAGATAGCGAAATAACTTTAGACACTGTCATAAAACGAAACACTGATCAAGTTTCAAGCACTGACCGACAATTAGGACAGTTGGAAACAATACAGACTGACAGATTTATGGCTATTGTGAAAGAACAGACCAATTTAATTACGGGCGGTTCGGGCGGAAATATGCAGTATGGATTTAATGACAGTGGTTTACCGAGTGAAATCTTTTTTCTAGACAATCCCGATAAAGAACTAGCAAAAAAAGTATTAAGAATAAATCAAAACGGGATTGGGTTTTCGAAAAATGGGATTAATGGTCCTTTTGAAACGGCATGGACATTAGACGGTGTATTTAATGCTAATTATATTACCGCTGGTATTCTACAAGGAATACAAATAATTGCAGATTTAGGTATGCTTGGCGGTTGGACAATGGACAGTACATCTCTGTCAAGCGGAAGTACGGTCGGAATTATTCTAGATTCAAGCGAACCAAGCATTGCGACATATCATCCTGATACGGATTATATCGGCATGAAAATGTATAATGGCGGATTGGCTATATACTCTTACGCTAATAAAGGGACATACGTGGGACAATTGTCAAGCGGAGCAGATGGAACGGTGCTGCAGGGCGCATATGGACACAATTTATCTCTCGGTATAAGTACAGATAACACAAATACTGCGCTTGATGGTTATTTAGTTATGGATAATGGCGAAGTGTCATGCTATAAAACGTTAAATATGCGCGGACACAGTATAATAAATCAATCAGACAAACGATTAAAGAAAAATATAAAAGATATAGATTGTTCTTTTATATATGATTTAGAAGTAAAACAATTTGATTACTTAAACGGTGATAAAAACAGAATTGGTATACTTGCAAATGATTATACGAACAAAGGCTATTCTAAATATTTTCTACATAAAGGAAAAGACGGGTATTATGGTGTAGATTACCAAAATATTATGAATGCACTGATTAAATGTGTGCAGGAACAAAACAACCGTATAAAAGCGTTAGAAAGGGGAACAAAATGATATTTAGTACAATAACACAAAACAATCTTAATTTAACCGCTGATACTACCGAAATCCCAGCACAGTATAGCAATAATATACAGTTTAAATTTATTCAAGACAATGAACGTTTTAGCGGATATATACCGACTATTTATATTGGTGTATATGACAGTGCGATGATAGAGTGCAGCGACGTTATTAATGCTGGTGGTGCGGTTGTTGTAGACGATGACGGTGTGTTCGCTATATCTAATGAAATAATGTATCGTAACGGCTTTTTAGTGGTTGGGGTAACATTAACCAACAATGACGAGAACGTATCTCTAAAGCCCGTTATTTACCGTATACAAGCAAGTGTTGGCGGATTAAGTCCATTACCGCCAGATGAGGGCGAATGGCAACAGGTTGTTAAGGCATTTGTTGAAACACTGTTTAATAACTGGTCTGCTGAAAATCTCGATCCAATAAAAGCACAGCTTGAAGAACTTATCTCTACAGCACAAACACAACAAGAAAAAATAACATCTCAGCAAACGCAGATTGATAATGCGATTGGAAACATGGGAGATTATGAAATCGTACAAGAAGACCCCGTACAAATAAGATTTAAAAAAGGTGATGGAACATTCGGGGAAACTGTTGATTTAGGCGACGGATTAGCATCTAAAGCAATGGTAAATGCTGGCTATTATACTTATAAAGGTATTAGTTATGATGGTTCTGCAAGTAATAACGGGATTGACGTTGCAGAAATAGACGGAGCATATTCTCAAGAAACTACAAACGGGTTTCAGTTGTTCGACGCCAGTAAACTGCCTACTAAATCACAAGGCGGTGCTACAGTAACTAATAATGGTGACGGAAGTTTTACGATTAGTGGTAGTGGGGATTTAACAAGTGATTGTATATTTTCGTATACTTATTCTCACGAAGTAACATTGAGATTAATTAAAAGTGGACAAATAAATTTTAAAAATGAAATGACTACTAAGCCAAATTTCGCTGTACAATTGTTTTACGAGAACAATGGAAAGATGGTTCTTCTAAGTAATGCAACTAACCCTACTGACAGCGCAACAATAACCCAAGCGATGTTAAATGATAGTACATCATTAATGAGAATATCATTTTCTGGAACGACAGGGCAAACCATCAAAGCAGGAACTATCAAACCAATGCTCTACCAAGACGGAGACGGAACTTTTGAATCCTTCACGGGCGGTATTGCTAGTCCTAACCCCGAATATCCTCAAGAGCCTAAGTTTGTTGGTGATTACAACGAGGATACGCAAAAATATGATATTGACTTTATGACGAGTGGGAAGAATTTGTTTAACATTAATGGTAATGTAAATGTTGATGGGTATAGTAAGGAACAAAAGACTACTAATACGGTGGAAAACGGAGTTTTAACTTGTAATGTAAATAGCGCTACTGCTCATGGTGTCGGTCAAAGGTTATATGGTTTAAAGGGTAAAACAATTTCAGTGTCTGCTAAATTAAAATCATTGGGAGAGGCTACATTAGGTAACATGTATATATATGAGAGTAGCGGAACTTATAAAGTAGTTAGTAATACAACAGCGCTTGATACAGTTTTCGCTATTAATAATTATACTTGCCAAACTGATGATATTGTCGTAGCGTTCGCAAGTGGCAACGGTACAGGAGTGCAATTCTACGATATTATGGTAAATTACGGTGCAAAATTCGTTGACTACGAACCATTCACGGGTTTCGAAACCACAACCGTAGAACTAAACCAACCGTTACGCGAGTTACCAAACGGCGTTAAGGACACAATAGAAAATGGTGTTGTTACAAGACGAGTTGGGGAAATAACATTTGATGGCTCAGAAGCGTGGGTTAAAATGAATGGTAGTGACTCTAGTAATTGGTTATATGCTCGAAATCAAACAATAAATCAAACAGAGGGATTGTGTGATTTATTGCCACATAAATCGTATGCTGTTATAAATCAAGGCGCCGAATTGGATAGCGTTGGGTTCAATACCGATTATTATAAAGGCACGTTATATCTTAACGTTGGGTACTATATGGAACAAGCAGGTCTAACCAACACGGTAAACAACCTAAAAACTTGGCTACAATCTAACCCTATTACTGTATGGTATGAACTCGCTACGCCAACTACGGAACAAATTACGTTGCCTACTCTGCCGAGTTGGTATCCTTATACTGATGCGTGGGTTGGAACTGAATTACAACCTAGCTTTGTAGAATGGCATATCAAAATCGCAGGAGCTAACCAAAATGATTTAACCGTTATTAAAGAAGATATATCGCAATTACAAACCGAAACCACGCAGTTAAACGATGATGTTACAATGCTTATGGGAGCTTTTACATCGGTGACAGATTTAACTAAGCAATTATTCTTGCTTATGCATCGTGTAGGTGATATTATTTTTAGCACTTCCGATGAAAACCCAAGTACAATTTACGGTGGAACATGGGTAGCGTGGGGAAAAGGTCAAGTACCAGTTGGTGTCGACACAAGCGATAGTGATTTCAACACTGTAGAAAAAACGGGCGGAGAAAAAGAACATACATTAACTGTCGATGAAATGCCGAGCCATAAACATGATTTCGGACAACAATTTGCTGCTACATCTAATTCGAGTGGGACATATGGTTATTATATGATTGCAGGAACACAAACCGATGTTATAAAAAATACAGGTGGAAACCAACCGCATAACAACTTACAGCCATATATAACTTGCTATATGTGGAAAAGAACTGCATAAAAACTTAAAGGCCGAAAGGCCTTTTTAATATTAATAAAGTGAGGTAATTTTATGAACAAAATTAATTTAAAAATAAGATTAAAAAATCCTGTGTTTATTGCACAAATTGTATTAGCTGTTTTAACACCTATTTTGGCTTATGCGGGGCTTACCGCACAAGATTTAACAACATGGGGAGCGTTAGGAAAACTGCTTTTAAACGCTGTTTCTAACCCCTACGTATTATCTCTGGTGGTTGTATCTGTATGGAACGCAATTAATGACCCTACTACAAGCGGAGTAGCAGATAGCGAACGTGCACTAAACTACACTGAGCCTAAAAAGGATTAGCATTATGAACGAAGCGGAAATGATAGGCTCTGTTATTGCAGGAGGGGTAGCAATTTTTAGCTTTGTTACCCCTATGCTTAAGCTAAATTCGAACATAACACGTATGAACACACTGCTTGAAAGGATAATCGAAGATAACAACCGACAAGACAAGCGGTTAGATGCACATAGTGAACGGCTTGACGTTATCGTAGAACAGCAACGCAGAAACGAAAAAATAATTGATATACATGAATTGCGTATCAACAATTTAGAAAATAGAAATTAAGGAGAAAAATAAAATGGCAGTATTTAATATTCATGGAGGACATGCTCCAGCAGGTAAAAAAGGAAGTGGAGCAGTAGGGATTGTAAACGAAAGTATTGTAGATAGGGAAATTAAGGATGCGGTTATTGCTAAATTAAGAGCATTAGGGCATACTGTTTATGACTGTACTTGCGAAAATGGGGGAAGTGCAACCGAAGTATTAAAAGACATTTGTAACAAAGCAAATGCACATACAGTTGATTTAGATGTATCTATTCATTTAAATTGTTACAATGGGTCAGCAAAAGGCACAGAAGTATTAGTATATAAATTGGGAGGTAAAGCCGAACAGTACGCAAAGAATATTGTTAATTCAATTTCAGAATTGGGATATACTAATCGGGGTGTAAAGGTGCGTAATGATCTGTACTATTTAAAACATACTAAAAACACAGCGTTGTTAATCGAAACATTCTTTTGTGATAATCAAGAAGATGTAAACCGCTATAATTTAGATGCTATGGCAAATGCAATTGTTAAGGGAATTATAGGCGAAGTGACAAGTTCAACAGAAGTTCCAACACCACAACCTGCTCCTGAACCTGCCAAACCAAGCGGTTATGATGAATGGGTAGCACGTTTACAACAAGAGTTAAATTCCCAATTTAATCGAGGTTTAACGGTAGATGGATTAAAAGGACCTAATACATTAAATGCTTGCCCTACGGTTAAAAAAGGTGCAAAAGGAAACGTTACACGCTTAATTCAAGAACGATTAAATAGTGTTGGCTTTAGTCTAGGGGTAGATGGTATTTTTGGAACAGCAACTTATAACGCTGTAAAAGTTTTCCAACGTAACCGTGGATTAAGCCA